GAACCCGAATGAGTATCTCTCTCTAGATTTGTATCTAACGTTTCCAGTTTCAAAATCGCCTTCCATCTTAGTGGAAATTGGCGCTCTTTGGAAGTGTTTTAATCCGTTAGGTGCATCAGTTTTAATGAAGAATGCGTCAGTATCAGTTAAGTAGTTATTTACTACATAACCTTGTGGGATCATTCCCATGCTACCTACAGCATTGATATCATTATCACCTGTACCAACTCTTTGACCAGACTTCATCAATCTTTCAGCAGTGAACTGAAGGTTTACTGGAATGATTAACTTTTGACCATTTAGAGCGATTTTTAATCCTCTATCGTCAGTTAATCCAGCAATGTCAATCAGTGCTTGCTCTAAAGATGTTTCATTTAGGTCAGCAGAGGTTGCTAGTTCGTTTGAAATAGTTCCGCCAGTTGAAGGGTGGTCAGTAGCACATAGCTCCTTACCATCTCCACCAGTGAAAGATGAACTGAACGCATTGTTTAATACGTTAGCACCTTTTACTTGTTTAGCGTTAGCCATTGAACGAGCTAGTGCTTTTGTGTAACGAGAACTGATTGTGTCGTAAAGGTTATCCTCTACTGCTTCTTCAGTAATCGCAAAAGCTAGTGCTATAGTTTCGTGAGTGTATCTCGCAGTGAAAGACTCAGTAGCATCGTCGTAATTTACGCCTGTGCCTTCTGGTTTTACTTGCGCTGTACCGAAACCGGATAGCATTACTTCTTCTTCAAATGCACGATCAGATGTTTCTGTATCGAAAATCTGTTCATGCTGGTTTTCATATCTGGCATACTCTAACCCGAACAAAGCATTTAGGCCCGGTTCAAGCTCTTTTACCAGTTGTGATCTAGAAATTGGCATTAAACTCTCCTATTATATTGCAGTGGTTAGTAACCAAGAATGTTCGCCAACGTTAGGTACTACATATGCGTTAGCATTCGCTGCACCTGTATCGCTGTTGTTTGGATCCTTGGAAATACCGATTTGTTTAAATTGTCCAGAAGTTGTACTAGTAGAAGTATCTAACTCTTGTGAAGATCTTCCAGAAAGAGTGCTTCCACCCGTTCCTACTAAATCAAAACCACTAAAGTTCATAGCTGCTGTGCCAGTACCATCGTGTTGGACTTCAAAGACGATTCTTGGATCGTCGTAAATGTAAGCCACAATATCAGAAGCATTTGTGCTTGCTGGATAGTGCGTACTAAAAGTTGGCTTACCTGTAGTTGGGTCTGTGAAAAAACATCCACCGAAAATACCTAGAACTACTTCACCTGCCGCGCAAGATTCAATTCCTCCTGCTGCAACAGCTTTAACACATTGTCCATGAAAAATGGAAGTGCCGTAGTTCGCTGCTATTTTGTATTCGTTTGTTCTAATCAGACCGCCTGTAAGATGCCTTACGGGTCTAAACCCGAATGCTGCGTCTTTATTTGCCATCGTTATATCCTTTTTTTAAAGGGTTAAGTTTTTTTAGTTCGATGGACAAAAGAGCTAGAAAATTAGTTCTTTTTGTTGCCACCGAAGGTTACACGAGATTGCCTGTCTGGTTTAGAGACCGGCATACTGGGGTGTTGTTCCTTTAGTAAATCATTTGCAACCGCTTCTTCTTTATCCAGAACTTGCTGTCTAAAGTAAGCTTCACGCTCTTCAACGATTTCTACCGGAATTTTAGCCAGTAATAAACCACCAACTCCTATAACACCTTGGTATTTGCCTTCCTGTATTGTCGGATACTGGCCGTCGTCGGAATCGGCTCTTACGAGTTCAAAACCTTCTCTTAATCGAGCATTCAAATTTTTATTATCTGATTGCCCTAAAGTTTCAGCGCGTATCCACCTATATTTGTACCCATCGGGTGCAGGAGGTGCGTCAAGGGATGACGGGGGTGCCCATGGTTTCCTACGAGTCGTTTTCTCGCGGGATAAGGCAGCGCGTGGAGTCTTATTTTCATCAATTTTATTCATATGCCTACTCCTTCACGTATTTCGCATATTCTTCTAGTGGCACACCTAATTTTTTAGCAATCGCTACTTGAGATGGCGTGAGTCTCACTGTTTTGCGTCCAGTTCGTGTGGTCCTTGTAGCAGAAGCAACTGTTTGGACGGGTTGTTTGCTTCCTTGGACTTCTCCCCCATCGTTAAACTTCTGGGGAAACTCAGTTCGAAGTCTTCTGTCAATCTCTTCGTAGTATTCATCAGAAGATGGATTGTATCCTTCTTCTTCCACAAGTTTCTTGTGAATACCAAACGAAGCGTATGTCATAGCTTCATCTTTACCAAACCACTCATTTTTTTCCGCCCATGCTTCCGCTTTTGGGTCCGGTGGAGCAGCTTGTGGTTGTTGTACATTACTTTGTACAGGTTGTTGTATTGTCTGTCCAGCATTTTCTTGAGCTTTTTCAGATAATTTTCTTTGCTCCTCCGTAGCATTTATACGCTCTTGTTCAATAGCCAACCTTGCTAAAGCTTGATTTGCATTTACTTGTGCATCTACATCACCTTTTGCCATAGCGGCTTTGAGCGTAGCTTTTGCTGTTTCTAATTCTGATTTTACACGACTAGAAAACTCAGTAACATAACCATCATCTAGTTTTGTAAACTTTGTTTGTAAATCATCGCGTTCTTTTTTTACTTGTTCAGCAAAACTAAGAGCTTCTTTTTCTCTTCTCTCTGCTTCACGAATTTTGTAAGTTAGTCTATCAATACGTTTTTTGACACCGTCACTATACTCTTCGCGTTCATCTTTTTCTTTAGCCGGTTCTGTTTTTACTTCAACTTCCGGTTCTGTTTTTACTTCTTCTTGTTTTGCATCTTTAAGTTCAACATCAACAGCGTTTCCAGACGTATCTAGATCAACCATCATGTTATCTTCTTTTAATGCTTCTTGTGCTTCGGGCATGGGTTCCTCTCCATGTTAATGTGTTACTGGCGATAAGATACTTTCGGGGTCGTCAACAACACCTAGAATTTCATCATCATTAAGTAAGCGTAGTTCGCCGCCTTCAATATTAAGACGTGAACCAGCGTAACGGGCAAAGATTACCCAATCGTTTTTCTTGCACCATGCACCATTTGGAAAACGACTTGCATCGTTATACGCATCTGGTCCTACCTTTAGTACAAGCCCAACGTTAGCTGCTATTTGTGATTCTTGTACTGTTTTATCAGACAAGATAATACCACCTTTGGTTTTGCCTTTACCTTGATGAGGTAAAATTAAAATCCTCCAGCCTGTTGGTTCTGGTAATTTAGATTCTTCTTTTTTCTTTTTTTCTTTTTTTACTTGTTTAGCACGCGCTTTTGCAACGTGTGTTGGTAAAATTAAGTTAGTCATTTTGCTCCTGTTTCTTTAGCAGGTCCGAGAGTTCCTGTTCGATATAATTTAAAGTATCTAATTGTCCTAAATGATTTTGATAATCATTCCAATCTTTTACTTGATTGTTGACAATTATCTCAGTTAGTTGGGTTTGTCTAGTCCTAATTACTCTAAATAGCTTTTCAGCTAAATATATTGCGTCCATAAGTTATTTCTTCTTAAATAAACCTACAGCTCCTTTCGCGCCCTTAATGCCGAAACTTGCTGAGCAGGCAATGTATAATAGATGTTTATAATAATCTGGGAGAGATTGCAAGGCGATAAATCCTTTTTCAATATGATCTGTCATGCCGGGAAAAAATACTAATGTTGCTGGAGCAAGAAGACAAATTAAAATTAGTTCATCTTTCCAGCTTCCTTTCATTTGATCTACCGCTGATTGTTCCCAAGCTACTTTGCCAGCGATCTGATCTTGTTTGAGTTTAGTTGCTGCTTTAACTTCTGTTACTTTTAATTCTGCTTTTGCCTTTTTCGTATCAACGAAACCCTTGACGCCGTCAGCAACGACGCCAAGTAAAGGTTTAGCTAAGAGTTGCCAGACCATGGTCTAGGCTCCTCCTCCTAATTGACTAAGAATAATGAGTACAATAATTGCTACGATACCCGCTTTTATCCAGTCCTTCATTTTCCAATCGGACCATTCTTTTAAATGTGCCCATAAGTCTTTTACTAAGTTCATGTTTCCTCCTAGTGTTCAGTCAAGTCAAAATCTGCTTCAAACTCGACCACTTTTATTGGATCTAAAACTTCCTCAAGTTTTTGTAATGCATCTTTTACATCATGTTCGCAATTTAAGCAACCACAATGGCATTTACCGCCATTACCATGGTGACATTC